TGCATCGACAACCAGGGCGGCGACGGCTTCGCGCTGGTGCAGCACTGGCTTGGCTGCGATTTCCTGGCCGCTGCGCGCGCCGTGGCGGACGTGCTGGGCATCGACAGCAGCCATCCTCTACCTGAACGGCCAAAACCCGCCCAAACGCCGGCAAAACGCCCAAAAGACCAGCGAGCCGCCGTCACCCGGCTATGGCAAGAGGCGCAGCCCATCGAGCCGGGCGACCCTGTGGCGCGCTACCTGGCCGGCCGCGGGCTGGTGCTGGAGCCGTTCCCCGACGCGCTGCGCCATCATCCGGCTTTGCCCTATTGGGCCGAGGTAGCAGACAGGCCGGTGCTGCTGGGCCACTTCCCTGCCATGCTGGCCGCCGTGTCGTCGCCATCCGGCGCGCTGGTGGCGCTGCATCGCACCTACCTGAATGACGCCGGCGGCAAGGCCGACATTCGCCATCCGACCAGCGGCGAAGCGCTCAAGGTCAAAAAGCTGATGGTTGGCCGCGAAGGAGACATGCGCGGCGCGGCGATCCGGCTATACCCGCCGGAAGATGGCCGGCTGGCGCTGGCGGAGGGCATCGAGACAGCGCTCGCCGTGCGCCTGGGCAGCCGCGTGCCGAGCTGGGCGGCCGTGAGCGCATGGGGAATGGCGAATGCCGCCCTTCCTGACGCCGCAGGCGAGATTTTCATCATGGCAGACAACGACGCCAGCCAAGCCGGCCAGAAGGCCGCAGAAGCGCTTGCGCGCCGCCTTGTGAGCGAGAGCCGCGAGGTGCGCATTCTGACACCCACCACGCCCGGCGCTGACTGGCTGGACGTGCTGACCACAACAAGGAAGCCGCAATGAGCATGGACGATCTGAAAGCCCTGCAAAACGCGCTGGCAGCGGACAAGTTCACGCTGCGCCCGCGCTATCAAGTCACCCATGACGCCGTGCAGTTCATCGATGTGAAGCGCAACGCGGAAACTGGCGAGCTGACCGAGCTGCCGCCTGTCACCCTCTGCGACCGCCTGGAGCTGGTGGGCCGCGGCGAGGACGAAACCGCCCGGCAATATCGCATTCTGTCCTGGCGCAGCCGTGGCAGCGGAACACCGCGCCGCGTGGCTTTTCCGCTGCGCATGGCGGGCGAGCGCGAAGGCTGGGCGATGCTGCGGGACGCCGGCCTGGCCATCTCCTCGCGCCGCGGCCTGCAAGAGCGCCTGGCGGAGTATCTGCAGACCGAGGGCGACAACACCTTGCACCGCGTCACCGAGCGCGGCGGCTGGCAGCATGGCGCGTACATCCTGCCGTCTGGCGAGGTGCTGGGGCAGCCCAAGCAGCCGGTTTTCTACAATGGCGATCTCAGCAGCGCCGAGGCGTACCAGGCCGCCGGCGACGTGGACAGCTGGCGCGACAGCGTGGCCCGTCTTGCCGCCGGCAACAGCCGCTGCATGCTGGCGCTGGGCTGCGCCTTCGCCGCGCCGCTGGCCGATTTGGTGGATCTGGAATCAGGCGGCTTCCACCTGTTTGGTGACAGCGGCGACGGCAAGACCACCGTGGCGCGCATGGCCGGCTCGGTTTGGGGCCATCCCGACTTGCAAGTCTTGAATTGGGATGCCACCCCGCTGGCGCTGGCCAATAGCGCCGCCGCGCGCAATGACGGGCTGATGGTGCTGGATGAAGTGGGCCAGGGCAGCCCGGACGCCGTCAGCATGGCCAGCTATCGCCTGTTCAACGGCGTCGGCAAGGCGCAAGGCGCGAAGGAAGGGGGGAACCGGCAGATGCCGCGCTGGCGCGTGCTGGCGCTGTCCACCGGCGAGCATCCGCTTGGCCAGTTCCTCAGCGGCAACGGCAAGCGGGTGAAGGCAGGCCAGGAAACCCGCTTGGCAAGCATTCCTGCAGACGCTGGCGCCGGCTATGGCGCGTTCGAATGCCTGCATGAGCATGACACCCCGGGCCAACTGGCGGAGGCGATCCGAGACGCCGCCATCGCCCACCATGGGACAGCCGGCCGCGCGTTCATCGCGCATGTGGCCGCCCATCGCTGCGAGATCACCGCACGGTTGCGCGAAGCCATGGCGGCATGGCGCGACGCCTTGCCCGCTGGCGCAGTCGGCCAGGCCCGCCGCATTGCTGCCCGCTTTGCCGCTTTGGCGGTGGCGCTGGAGCTGGCGACCGAGTGCGGGTTGACCGACTGGCAGGCTGGTGCCGGCCGCGAGGCCATACGCCGGATCATGCGTGAATGGCTGGCCATCAATGGCGCCGGCAAACACGAAGACAAGGCGATTGTCCGGCAGGCAAGCCACTTTCTGGATGCCCACGGCCTGGCACGCTTCATTGCGCTGCCGATTGCCGAGGAGCTGCCGTGCGTGCCCAACCTGGCCGGCTATCGCCGCCACACCACGGAGGGCGAGCCGGAATATCTGGTGCTGCCGACCGTGTTCGACGCGGAGGTGATCGCCGGCTTCGACCGGGACAAGGCGTGCAAGGTGCTGGCCGCCGCCGGCATGCTCCAATGCAAGCCGGGCCACTTCACCAGCAAGCAGCGCACCCCCAGCCACCCCAAGGGCGGGCGCTACTTCCTGATGTTGTCGGTAGACCTGGAGGCTGCCAACGAACCAGGCGGCGAGCTAGCCGGCTGATTGCCTCATGCGCGCGCATGTGTAGGGAACGATGCAAACAGGCGGGAACGCGGGAACAAGCCCACAGAAACCGCCTGCAAGCCTTGTCTGGCAAGGGTTTCACCTGTTCCCGCACCCAGCCGAAATGCGGGAACAGAGCGGGAACAAGGCGGGAACACATCACCAGCCAGGCAACAACAGGCGGGAACAAAACCCCCTAAGCGGGAACAGAACGGGAACAACATATTTCTTTATTTTCAATGCCTTGCAAGTCTTGTTCCCGCGTTCCCGCTGTTCCCGCACACTTTTGTTTATTAGGACGCTTCCAATGAACACGTATGAAATTGCTTTGCGCGAGCTGGTGTTTCGCTCGAAAACTGTTGAGAAGTGGGCAAGACAACAACGCATAGACAGTGCGCCGCGCCGCGCTGTCTTCATGACCATTGCCAGCACGGCCGACAACAGCTTCCGAACCGTGCTTACACGACACCAAATTGGCGCCGCCATTGGCGGCTTGTGTCCGTCCGGGGTCGCTTCTCATGTGCGCGCGCTACGCGGCTGGGGGCAACTCATGGATCTGTCGATTGATGATCTTCCTGGGGCGCGACGCGGCGAATTTCTATTTGTTCTCGATCCTCGCATGCATCGGCACATGGCGAGCAAAGTCAATTTAGACGTGTCGGCCCTGCGCGCTGCGGCCACAGCAGGGCAGGACGCCCCAGCAGCGCCCGCCAACCCTCCGAAATCGGCGACATTCCCCATCCGTTAATGCATCACTGCACAACGATACATTAAGGAACCCCAATGAGAGACACCGAACGCAAGCGCGCGATCCTGCGCAGGCTGGAACTGCACGACCAGCACGACTATCTGGAGATCGGCCCGCCGCCCTGGAGCGCAACGACAATTGCCGAGCAGATCGGCGGCAGCGTGCAGAGCGTGGCACGCACCCTTCGCGCAATGGCCAAGGCCGGCCAACTGGTAGCCGTCCAGCACCGAGAAGACGTCTGGAATGCCATTGCTCAAGGCTGCATTGAAAGGCGCGTGACGGCCTACTACAGCGCCGCCACAATGGAGCACGACATGGCCGCCGCGAAGCTGTGGAAAGATGGGGCAGAAGAACGCGCCGCGCGAGCGTGGGGAGAGATTACGGCGGCTTTCTCTTCGCGGCTTGGCGGGTAATGGCTTAGCCAGCGTCAGCCTTCAATCTGCGGCAATCCCGCAGTCTGCTAGTGATATCACCACCAGCCAAACACCAACCCGGCGCGGCCTCTGCTGCGCCGCTTTTCTTTGAAATACGTTTTCTGCTAAACTGCAATTGTCATGTTATAACATATTAATCAATCATGACCTCGACCCAAGACCAAACCGCCACCCTGACCGGCTTTCCCGGTTATTACCAAGTCCAGCTGCAGGGCGACGCCTACCGCAAGGCCAATGGCCAGCCGCGCCAGTTCGTCACCGCTGAGGCCGCCATCCGGGCCATGCAGCGCATCGGCGTCCGCTCGCTGGTAATCGACATCCCGCCGGCCGCGAAGGGGCAGGCATGAAACCCAGCCGCAAGCCCCGCCCGCAAGCAGTCGATGCGCACATTCAAGCCATTGCCGGGCAGATCGCTGCCGGCAAGTTCGTGGTGATGACCGACGAACAGTTGGCCATCTCGATCCGCGGCGCGCTGCACACGATTCCCCACCAGCCGCCCGGCGCCGGCGGCTTCGCGGATCTGCTTTACATCCTGGCCGCGCAGCTAGCCGCGCGTCCTGCCATTCAGACTGCGCTTGCCCAAGCGACGCCGGCCGGGATGGTCAACTAAACCGCCCAGCAGGGTACACGCAAGGATATACATGGACCTTTCCTCCCCGAGCCTGGCCGACCTGGCCGAAGTCGCCCAACCTCTGACAATCCTCGATCCCTTGACGCTGCGGCCGAATGGTCTGGTGCTGCATATCGTCGGCCGCGAGTCGGCGCGCGTGCGCCATCACGACCGACAGGTTGAGGCTGAGCTGTTCCACCGCGCCGCCGCCGCTTTCAAGGAGGGGCGCGAGAATCTGCCGCTGACCGACGCCGAGAAAGACGATTTGGAGGCTCGTCGCGCTGCGGCTGTTGTCGTCGGGCTTGCAGGCCTGACCGATAACGGCCAGCCGGTGGAGTACAGCCCCGATGCCGTGCTGCAGCTAATGCGCCGCCACGCCTGGGTACAGCGCCAAGTGCAGCGCGCCCATCTGGACGACGAAAGTTTTTTTGGGAGCAGGCCAGTCGACTCTTCGACTGGGCTAAGCACTACTTCCGACTCCACCGGCCAGGCGCCGACAAGGTGTAGTAATGGCTGACAACGCAGAGCTTGGGTTTTCGGTCGATACCAGCCAGCTGGATGAGGCAACCAAGGCGCTGGACCGGGTGACTGAGGCTGCCGGGCGTACCGAGCAGGCCACGATCTCTGCCGGCGGCGCCGGCCGCAAGATGGCGCACGACTATGTGCCAGGGGTGGATGCAACAGTAGAGGCCATCCAGCGAAGTGAGCGCGCCGCCAATGCCTACATCCAGTCGCTGCAGAAGCAGCTGGACATGTTGGGCAAGAACAAGGCCGAACAGGTAGCGCTTCAGGCCCAATACAGCGGTTTCAGTCAGCAAATTCAGCAGCAGGCCTACGACATCGGCAAGAAGATTGATGCCTGGCACCGGGAGGAGGAGGCCGCCAAGGCTGCTGCTAAGGCGGAGGAGTTGGCTGGCAGGATGGCAGAGACATCGGCCAAGGGCTTCAAGGGGCTGAGCTTCGCCACCGCCGGTTCCACGCGGGAATTGATCGTGCTGGCGCATGAGGCGCTGACCGGCAATTGGTCCCGCATGCCTGGCTCGGTCATGGTGCTGATGGAGCGAGTTGGCGGGCTGCACACCGCCCTAGGCGCGCTGATGAGTCCGCTTGGCCTGCTGGGTGTGTCTGGCGCCGCCTCTGTCGGCGCGCTGGGTTATGCGATGTACCAGGGCGCGCAGGAGGCCAAAGAATTTGGCGACGCCCTGGCGCAGACGCACAACGCCACCGGCCTGACCGCGGACCAGTTCGAGGGCATGGCCACGCGCCTGTCTGCCTCGCTGCGCGTCAGCCGCGGCGATATCCGCGCCACGACGGATGAAGCCATCCGCACCGGGCGGCTCAGCGGCGACGCGGTGGCACTGATGACGGAGGCCGCCACCCGCTACGCCAAAATCACCGGCATGGACGCCACCGAGGCTGTGCAGAAATTCGCCCGTGCGTTGGAAGACCCGACCAAGGGCGCGCAGAGCTTGAACGAGCAGATCCACTTCCTGACCGTTCAGCAATACGAACACATCCGCGCCATGCAGCAAGCCGGCGATGTCCAAGGCGCGCAAATGGAGCTGATGCACGGCCTGAATGAGTCGCTGATTCCTCGATCCGTCGAGCAGGTCGGGGCATTGACAGATGTATGGCGCGGCCTGGGGGATGTGCTGGGCACCGTTTGGGAGGGGATGAAGCGCATAGGCCGCCAGGAAACACTGGCCGAGCAGGCGGCCAGCATCAGGGCCGAGATAATGGGCCTGCAGCAGATGGGCCACAGTTCTGCGCTTTATGGCAGCCAGGCAGACCCGAATGCCGCCAAAAAGATCAAAGAACTGGAGGGCAAGCTCGCCTCGATCCAGCGCGCCCAGTCCCATGAAAGCTACGATGCTGCCATGCAAGGCATTTATGCCGAGCAAAACGCCGCGGCCATTGCCGCATCGGCGGCGCTAGACAAGAAGCTCGCCGCCCATGCCACGATGGCCGAGAAACGCAGGAAGGCCCACGAGGAAGACGCGCGCAAGCTGGCAGATATGGAAGCCGGTGGCAAGACCGTAACTGCCCAGCTTCGGCAACAGGTATGGGACGCGACAGAGGCTGAGTACAAAGACCCGAAGCATGGCCGCACCGAGGGCGAGAAGGTACAGGCATGGTATGAGCGCGAGTTTGCCCGGCTGCAAGAGGACATCGGCAAGTACAAGAACCGGCTGCAAAACCTGCAGAACGGCGACGCGAAGCAAGTCGGAGAGATGCAGCAGCGCATCATGGACATGTTGAAGTATGACCCGACCGGAAAGAAGGCCGGGGTCAGCTCCAGCACCGCCAGCAAGCTGATGGACCTGGCCAAGCAGGATGACGACGGCCGCCGGGCCGCCGAAATGTATCAGGCGAAGCAACGGCAGGACCACGCCGTCCAGAAGTTCGCCAACGACACTGGCGTGAAGTGGCAAGTCGAGGCTGACAAGGCCTTGGACATCCTCTGGCAAGAGCGCGACCTGATCGGCGCCAGCACCGAGGCGCGCAAGGTCTACGCCGCCCAGCTGAAGATTGAAGCAGAACTGCGTACCGCCATCGTCGAGGCCGCCAACAAGGCCAATATGTCGGAGGCGGCATTCCGCCAGGCCTACCCGCAGATCATCAACCAGATGCAGCAGGCCAACGATATCCGGCTGAGGCAGGAAATCCCCGCCATCCGCGAGAGCTACCAACTCAGTCAGCAATGGTCCACCGGCTGGGCCAACGCCTGGACGAGCTATCAGGAGAGCGCCAGCAACAACGCAACGATGGCGGCCGGCGTGTTCAACAGCATGACGCGCGGCATGGAAACCGCGCTGACCGGCTTTTTCGAGTCCAGCAAGCTGGGCTGGCGGAGCTTCACTGTCGCCATCCTGCAGGAAATCGAAAAGATTATGGTGGCCAAGATGGCGGCAGGGCTGCTGACGCAGGCCGCCGGCTTTGTTACGAGCATGGTGCCGACACAGTCGGCCGCACCGATTGAGGCCGGGACGCCTTCATGGACGGCGCAGGCCAAGGGCGGCGCCTGGATTGGCGGCATGCAGTATTACGCAAATGGCGGCGTGTTCGACCAACCAACCATGTTCCAGCACGCTGGCGGCTTGGGTGTGTTGGGCGAGGCTGGCCCGGAGGCCGTCATGCCGCTGCAGCGCGACAGCAACGGCCGGCTAGGCGTGAAGGCCCAAGGCGGCGGAGGTGGCGGCGATGTCATCATCAACATGACCAACAACTTCGTTGGCGACAAGCAGCAATCGTCCAGCAGCTCGAATGCCCAGGTCGCCAGCATGATGGCCGCGCTGGTGGAGCCAATGAAGGCCATCGCCAAGAAAGTCATCGCCGATGAGATGAGGCAAGGCGGCGCCCTCTACAAAGCTCGCCAGGCCTGACGACTGACCGTAAGCAATCGAAAAGCATGGCCAAGTGGCCAAGCCTCAAACACCCACAAGGAAACCACATGATCGGAATCGCAAAGATCGCCAAGGGCGGCAACCTCAGTCGCTTCAAAGCCACCGGCGCATGCGTATCAACAGAGCATCAAGACTTGATCAGTTGGCGTGCGAAGACCGGCGCCATCCCTCGCCCGGATCTGCAAGGCGACGTGGCCGGCCTGCAGCGTGGCTTTACCGTGTACGAGCTGCCCAGCGGGGAGCTAGCCGCCGCCGGCACGTTTGGCTGACCGCCAGAGACAAGCAGCAGCTAAGGCCGCGGCGCGCGGTTTTCCCATTTGCCGATGCAGGATCTTCGAGGCCGTCAGTTTGGGACGCCGCAATTTCCAAAACCAACCCCATAAAGGAGCCAGGGGGATGGCCACGAACGAAGACGAGCGCCGGCGGCTGTTGAAAGCCCATAGCGCCGAGTACGACCGAATCATCAGGGAGCGGGAACAGCTGATGACACAGCACTGGCGCCGCGCTGACCGATATTTCGAGCAGACAGGCCTATTCCTGCCGCGGCCCGTGCTGCCGGCCACCCCGCCTTACCCTGAAGCGTGCCGGGGACTAACATGCGGCGCGAAGACGAGAGCTGGCACGCCCTGCAAGCTGACCACGATCTATAGCAACAGCCGCTGCAGGCTGCATGGCGGGCTTTCTACCGGGCCGCGCACCGCAGAGGGCAAGCGGCGGGCCGCACTGAACGGCAACACGCCGAAGCGCAAGCACCCCCCATGAGATGATGGGAAATGATAGGTTTTTGCGCGGAGCAAACCCCATAGAGCATGACAAAAGCTGACATCTAACCCCATGAACGGTATGGGAAAGTAAGCCCTGGCAAATAGATGCCGGCCAGGAACACAGCATCACACTTAGCGATCTGAGACGAACGGGAGAAGATTTTGAACGATCAACAGAAACGAACCGTCCGCCTGGGCGGCGAGCTGGGCGACCTCTTCGTGAAGGAGTTTGCCGCCTACGTCGAAAGCGTGGCGGAGGCCATCCGGATGCTGGAGGCGAACTGGCCGGGCTTCATGCTACACCTGCGCAACAGTGACCCGGATAAGATCGGCTACCGCGTCACAGTGGCCGGGCGCGACGTCGAAGAGGACGAGATCGTGCTGGTGAGCAAGGGCGACATTCTCATCATGCCGGTGATCGTGGGTGCTAGTGCCGGCACTCGTTTTCTCGCCGGCGCCGCATTGGTGGCCTTGGCTGTCGTGGGCTCCATCACCATGCCATGGGCCTCGCCCTTCTTGAGCGAGGGAGTTGCCAGCTTAATGATGAATGTAGGTGCGGGCTTGATGGTAGGTGCTGCCGTCGAACTGCTGACTCCCATCCCCAAGCAACCCGACTGGCAAGCCAAGGACGGCAAGCCGAACTACTGGTTCAACGGCGCGCAGCAAACCAGCGCCCAGGGCCTGCCGATTCCGATCGGCACCGGCACCATGCTGATAGGCGGCACGGTTATTTCCGCCGGCGTCAGCGTCGAGGACATCGGCACCGGCCCGCTGCCTGGCAATAACCCGGTGCTGGTGCAGTAGGCCAAGCCGCGAAATCAACCCATGTGCTTACGGTAATCAGCCCCATACGATGAGGCACGCGCGAAGCAGACCCCATGAGGCACAGCGAAATGATGGTGTGCGGCCACAGCGGAACCATTGCCCAGATGGCAATGGTTGGCACAGCCGGGAAGCAAACCCCATGACACCCTGGGAAATCATAAGGTGGCGGCCAGCTCAACAATGCCAAAGTGCCAGGGGAAGCGAAGCCCATGAGATGTTGGTAATTGTTGGCATTTTGGGCGGTGGAGTGGCGCGCAGGCGACAAAATATGGTGAAGCCCACCGCTGCAGAAGCAAAGCACATGAGGGGCTGACAAAAGCTGGCATCAGGCCGCCGGCGCCGGTGCTATGCTGATCGAATGTCGATCATCTTCATTATCTTCATCGTGCTGGGCATCGTCGCCCAGCTGGCCCGGCCGCGCGACCGCATCGTCATCTACCGCGAGCCCGACTACGTCGTCCCGCTGCGGCATGGCCAGGACACGCCGGCGCGCGTGGCCGAATCGCACTTTATCGCCATCAACGAACACATCCAGCACGCGCAGACCGCCACGCTGAAATCCGTTCGCCAGTATCACGCCCTGAAGGCGCAAGCCATCCTTGACCAGCTCCGGCAGGAGACGCAGCACATGCCCTTCAAGGTGGATGGAATCGACGCTGCGCAGACGGCAATCAATCACCTGAATGGCTGATTGCGAAATCAACCCCATGAATGGGCGCGAAAACGCCCCCCATGCATGCTCAAATGCCCGTCACCAGGGCGCCCGCGGGCCGTTCGCGTGCGTTTGCGAAAACCAACCCCATGAATGAGCTGATGCAAACCCGATTCTGCCCGCGTGGTCGCCTGCGGGATTAACCCCACGCGATGTGTTGCTTCAAGCCCAGGCCGAGGAGGGCTGATGTAGGGCAGCATTGCGATGGTGACGGTATGTTTGACGGTATTTTTTAAAATCAAATCAGCAAGATCATTGCCTGTATTGGCTTTTACGCAACAATGCGATAGACGCCGCCACCAACATGTCATAACTCATTGAGTGATAGCATTTCCTCAGTGAATCAAACCCTTACATGTCCAGAGTGTGCCATAGTGCACCAAAGACCTGTAGGGGCTTTTTCTATTCCCAATTCAGAATTCATTGGTTCCGGCTATCGATATGGGCCTGATGAGTTCGCCTCTCATATCTACCTTCGAGGCTCCACCTACTATTTCCGACAAGTTGTTCCCGGCTTGGGAGAGATCAATTTCAGCCTGCGTACAGGCGACAAGCGGACAGCCAAGGGGCTGTCACGTAAAATAAGATACCGATTACTGCCTAAGATGACAGGAGTTTCTGTACGGATGCGTATGAGCGATGAGCAGTTCAGCCAGTTGGTCTTTGAAGCAGGAGAAAGCCGGGCGCAGCTAGGGGCTGTTGACGTTTGGTGAGTGGATCGCGTTTGAGCCGATTTGGGCCGGAAGCAAGGCGCACAGTCCGACGCATAGTCATTCTATGCAAGGGCTGGGC